TACAAGGCACTAACAATATAATTGTCGGTGAACAAAGTATTGTAAATTCAGAAGGCTATCCTTTTGTAGGCACTATGTCGGATGGTTCTGCTGGTAGTGGAATAATTACAAGTGTTAATGGCGCTAATGTTGTAGTTGATGGTAAAGGAGTCAGAAGGACTGGTGGTCAAGAACATATGCTGATACCTGAAAATGTAGACCGAGGTATCTTGTGGGCGTCTGCTAAAGATGCTGTAGGCAAAATAGCTAAATCAGCTAATCAAGCAAGACAGTTATACAAGAAAGACCCATTGCTATTACCATTTAGTATGTCACCAACAGGTTCAGACTTTAGTAATCCCATTACCCAAACAATGCTTAACTCTGCAATCAATGGCTTAGACGCTAAACAGATTGCTATATTAGATGACCTTATACGAACTACATCAAAAGAAAGTGTTAAGAATTCTAAGGGTGAATTTTATATACGCTCTATTAATAAAAAGTGGCGTGGTACTAATTCAAAGAATCCATTAGAAGGCACAACAGGTTCTGAAAGAAAAGAGATAGCTCGTATCATTGATGTAAACTTTAGAACAAGTAGAGGTACTAGAGGAAGTGTTGACTATGACATAGGTGGTAAATTAGTCAAAGGTCAAAACAATGGTGTAGTGTCATATCCTACAGCACGATTAGCAAACGCTGACGAAAAACAATTAAACAAGAAAGAAGGCACACTACAAAATGTTGGGTTACTTAACATGCAAGAATTGATAGGTAAAGAGAAACCAATAACAGAAGCTTATGACACAGTTATCAAAGGTCAGCCAGTTTCTATATTGCCTGAGAAAGAACGCAACATTAGTATTCTAGATTTGTTTGACAACACAAAAGCAGATGGTTCGCCAATGACAGCAGAAAACATGACAGATAGTGACTTTAGAAAATTAACTATGCAAAATCCACCTATTGGTTTAATCACACATGACGTATTAATGAACCTAAGCAAAAGGGGATTGTTAGATTAATTGATTACAAAGAAAAGAGATGATATACTTACGCTTAATTAAACAGGAGACACATTATGGCGCACGTTCCCGGACATAATCCAAATGACATGTCGTTTGACCAAATCCTTGCAATGTTAACAGAAAAATATAAGGGGTTAACTGGCGGTGTTATGGAGGGTAACAGAGGCATAGACACTCCAGCAGAACGCGAGTTCTTACAAAATGCAACTAATAGTGATGGTTTTGATACTGACGCTGGTTTAATGGATGCAGTAAAGAACTATAAAAATACAAACAGTTATACGTTTGATGTAGATGGTAATACAGAAGGTTATACATTTACTGGTGATGATTTAAGTAGTGATGCAATTCAAAGAATGCGAGACATGCAAGGTATTACTGCTTACGGACAAGAAGAGCCACTTAACACAATAGGTAATCTAGGAATAGGAGCTAGAGGTTTAGACACACCGGCTGAAAGAGAGTTCTTAGCTAATACAATGAACAGAGACCCAGTTTTAATGCCCGGTAGAACACCAACAGTACCGGATGTAGTACCGGCTGGTATGCACCGAATGCCTGATGGCTCACTAATGAATGACTCTGACATGAATTATGCTGGTACTGGAGAGATGAATCCTAACCCAACTGTTGTAGACCGTAATCAATTTAACAGACAATTCGCGGCACTTACTAATGAAGAAAAAGCTAGAGTTGAAATGATGATGTCTCAAATGAATGACCAACAAAAAGCAGACTTTGCGGCTGGTCTGACAGGAGCGCCATTAAGTGGTTACGCTGTGCAAGATGAAAGATATGATTACATGAGACGAGGAGGTCGTTTCTAATGGCTTTATCTAATTACACAGAACTCAAAGCGTCTATAGCTGATTTTTTAAACAGAGATGACCTTACAGCAGTAATACCTGACTTCATTACATTAGCTGAGGCTCAGATAAACAGAGACATTAGACACTTTAAGATGGAAGCAAGGTCTAGTGGTCAACAATCAAGTGGCGATGAGTATATGCAAACTCCTGCTGATTGGATAGAAACAATAAGATTACATCTCACAGGCACAGGAACTACAGTAGTTAATTTAGTTTCTAGAGATGCTATGGCTGACAAACGTCAAGCTCAAAGTGATGCCACAGGAACACCAATAATGTACACACACGCAGATGGACAATTTCAATTGTACCCAACTCCGGGAAACGACACAGATTTTGAGTTGCTTTACTATCAGAAAGTACCATCCCTTAGTAGTAACTCAGATAACTGGCTTTTGCTAGAAGCACCTGATGTATATCTCTACGGAGCGTTATTACATTCAGCACCGTATTTAGCAGAAGACCAAAGGGTAGCAGTTTGGGCGCAGATGTATTCTGCCGCAGTTGCTAGATTAAATGAATATTCTGACAATGCACGTTTTAGTGGGTCAGGGTTAACACTTAAAGTGAGAGGATTAGTATGAGTTTTACAAACTTTTTAGAAACAGAGATATTAGACCACGTATTTGCAGGTGCGGCTTACACAGCTCCATCGACTAAATACTTAGCTTTATTTACAGGCGCACCCGGTGAAACTGGCGGTGGTACTGAAGTTAGTGGCGGTGGTTATGCACGTCAAACAGTAGCATTTACAACATCAGGTAACACTACGTCTAATAACGCGGCAGTAGAATTTCCTACAGCTACAGCAAACTATGGAACAGTAACACACGTTGGTGTTTACGATGCTTCATCATCAGGTAACCTAATGGCTTATGCGGCTTTATCGTCAAACAAGACTATTGAAACTGGTGACGTGTTTCGTGTGCCATCAGGTGATTTAGACATTACACTTAACTAATTAAGTAAATGGCTTTTGAGTATGGTGAATCGTATTACGGTTTACGTACATTTGGCTCAAGTTTAGGTGAAGTACAGGATGCTTCAGCTACAGTAACTGCTACTTCAGGTGCTAATGGTGTAAATTGGATTGTCACAATGGGTGGCGATGCTTCTACGACTGTTACATCTAGTGCCACTTGTAGTGGTGAAGTAGTCATCATTGAGGAAACAGATACTAGAAACTATGGTGATTGGAACTATGGTGTCGGTGTCTTTAATGGTGGACAAGATGATTTACAGACTGTAGTCACAGCAACGTCAAGTGCTACAGCAGATGCTAAACGTGTTCGAGTAGCTTCAGCAACTGTAACTGTTAACTCAGGAACAACAGTTGGTGTCAGACGTGTACCTGAAGGTTCTGCACTTATTAACGGTGCATCAACTACAACAGTAACGACAACTGGCAATGGTGCAAGAGTAAGAACAGGTCAAGCTACATCTACTACTACATCTAGCATAACTGAAAGTGTGATGCGTGTACGCACAAGTCCACAAACAGCTAATGCAGTTGTTACGTCTACTTCTAATGGTGTGTTTATTATAAGTGCATCAGCGACTGTTAGCGTTGCATCAACAAGTGCGGCTATATGTAATCGTGTAAGATTTGGCTCAGGTGTACCAACAGCAGTAGCCAGTATTACTGTACTCGGATATGCCACAAGAGGAGGTATCGCATCAACGGGAAGCACTCATACAAACGAGGTGACTGTTGCTAGTGTGAGTGGCTCTAACAAATACTTTATAAATGGTGTTCAGCAAGAAACAATACAACTTGTTGAAGGTAACACCTATGTATTTAATTACCCATCGGCACATCCATTAAGATTTTCTACTACATCAGATGGTACGCACAATAGTGGTACAGACTATACAATAACTCATAACTCATCTACGCAATCAACTATTGTTGTGGCTGTTCCAACACCTGACCTATATTATTATTGTCAACATCATGCAGGTATGGGTGGCTCAGCACCAACACCAAACAACTCTACAGTCACAAGCACAGCAACTGAATCCGAGAAAATATTTCAAGGTCATGCAGTTACGCAACCTACATCAAGTATTACAGCAACATGCAATAGAGTACAACGTGTCGGTGGTATAGTATCATCAACATCAGGTACAGCTACAATAGGTAGAGAGAAGTGGGAAACAATTATTAATAACACAGTCACATGGACAGAAATAGCGGCATAAGATTATGGCATTAATACCTTTAGACATACCACCGGGTCAATACAGAAACGGTACTGACTTCCAAGCATCAAATAGATGGAGAGATGCTAGTTTAGTAAGATGGCATGATGGTTCAATGCGACCTGTTGGTGGATGGACAACAAGAAAAGCTAGTGCATTTGCATCAGCACCAAGGGCAATGCTTTCATGGCTTGATAACTCAAGTGACTCATATTTAGCAGGTGGCACTTATAACAAATTATATTATGTAAATCCTTCACATACAGTATACGATATAACCCCTTCAGGATTGACATCAGGTAACTTAAATGCTTCACTAAATCTTGGTTATGGTGGTGGATTTTATGGTTATGGTAATTGGGGTAATGCACCTACTAGCTCAGGTATTTATCAAGAGGCAACAACTTGGTCATTAGATACATGGGGTGAATATCTTATGGCTTGTTCATCTAAAGATGGCAAGATATATGAGTGGCAATTGAACACAGGAGTTGTTGCACAGGTAGTGGCTAATGCACCAACAGGTAACAAAGGTTTAGTAGTTACAGAAGAAAGGTTTGTATTTGCACTTGGTGCAGGTGGTAATCCTCGTAAAGTAGCATGGTGTGACCAAGAAAATAATACATCATGGACACCATCGGCTACAAATCAAGCAGGTGACTTTGAATTGCAGACTGTCGGGCAAATTATGTTAGGGTTACGCATGAGAGGTCGAACACTTATTTTGACAGACAACGATGCACACGTAGCAAGTTATTCAGGCGCACCATTTGTATATGGTTTTGAAAGAGTGGGTACAGCTTGTGGTGTTGCTTCAAGACGTGGTGCTGTAGCTATTGATGAAGGTGCATTTTGGATGGGTCGTAAAGGTTTCTTTCAGTTTGATGGCTCAGTAGCTAGTGAAATGCCATGTGAAGTGTCTGATTATGTTTTTGATGACATGAACGTTGCACAAATTAGTAAAGTTTACGCTGTACATAATTCACAACATGGTGAAATATGGTGGTTTTATCCATCAGGCACGTCAAATGAAAACGATAGATACGTAGCACTTGATTATAAAGAAGGACATTGGACTACTGGTGAATTAGAT